AGAGTGGATAGAAGGTGCAGTAGCAGGAAAGCAGAATAACTGCTGGAAGCGTATGCAAGCAGAATGGACTACAAAGCTTATGAACGACGATAGCTTCACAGATCCAATTCCATCGAACCAAGCAGACTTTGTAACCTTGGTAACTGGCAGAGATGATTATAAAACACGCAAAGAGCGTGACGAGGCTGAGAGCCTTTAAAAGGGAGAATAATATATGGCGTTAACTGAAATACCAGTCGAACTAAGCAGCACACCGGGGATTGCAGATTCTAGTAATGCCACGGCTATAACTATAGACAGTAGTGAAAGAGTTTTAATAGGTACAGATTCTGGAGATGCCTTTAACGCTGATTCAATGTTAAGAATAGGTAGAACTGGAGACAGAGCCTTTTTACATTTTAAAACTGACGCTGACCAAGAATCAGGAATTTTGTTTGGCGATGTAGACGATGACGTTGAATGTGCTATTGAGTATGAGCCAGCTAATAAGGCAATGACGTTTTCTACTAATAACAATACTGAAACCATGAGACTGGATTCTTCTGGAAAGTTACTTCACGGCACTGACACCGTTCCAACAGGCGTTCTTTTAGGCAATCAACTTGTAAGCAGCAGCGCGACAGGAGCAGAGATAATTGCTTTTAGAGCAGATACGGCCATAGAAGCGGGCGATAAAACTGGCGCATTTTTGCTTGGAAACTCAGATTCTAGTGGAACTGAGGATCACTTTGTAGGGATGTACGGTAAAGCTTTTGATACCTTCGGACGTCAACATCTGCATTTCGTCGCTGGTCGTGATAATTATGAAAATGATACGCCACAGATGACGCTAACTAGCAATGGTGGGATACAACTGGGGACAACCTCTAATAATTATACGCACGATGCAGGAATGCGTATTGTTACCAGCGAGGTTGGTTCTAACTACTTGGATGCTGCTTTGAGTTTGCATGGATCGGGTGGAGATTTCTACGCACAAAACTGGACAGGGCCGAGTGACACAGGTTTTGGTCTTTTAACGGTTTTTAGCGGCACAACGGATTATATGATCTATGCGTACAGAGCTTCTAGCTCAAACACAAGCATCCTTCAACTATACGAAAATGGTGATGTACAGGTACATGGTGCGCTCTCAAAAGGTTCTGGGTCTTTTAGAATTACTCACCCTTTGCCCGCAAAGAAAGATACTCATGAGCTAGTCCATTCGTTTATAGAAGGCCCACAAGCTGATTTGATTTATCGCGGCGCAGTAGATTTAGTCGGGGGTTCTGCAACGGTTAATCTTGACACTGCTGGACGAATGACCGAAGGCACTTTTGTTTTATTAAATACAAATACTCAGTGCTTTACTTCAAATGAATCTGGGTGGACGCCTGTCAAAGGTTCTGTCTCTGGAAACATCCTTACCATTACCGCTCAAGACAACACTTGCACAGACACCATCTCATGGATGGTTGTAGGAGAGCGTCACGATCAGCACATGAAAGACACGTCTTGGACGGATTCAGACGGACGACCAATAACAGAACCCCTTAAACGAGATTAGAGCGATTATGGAGAAAACATAAATGTCAATAACTAAAATTTCACCAAGCGTAGTAGACTTTGATGACGGTATTACTATTACTGTTGATGATAACTCAGACGTTCTTACTTTAAAAAGCACAGACGCTGATGAAAATTCAGGGCCAAGATTAGCTTTAACAAGAGACAGTGGTAGTCCTGCTGATAATGATTATATTGGTTTAATCTCTTTTAATGCTGATGATGATGCAGGAAATGTAACTAGATTTGGTTACATGGTAGGTCAAATTGCTGATGCTAGTAATACTTCAGAGGATGGAATATTACAAATCCATTCAACTGTAGGTGGCACAGAACGAAATAGAATTAATATTACTTCCACAGAAACTGTTTTTAACGAAGACTCTGTAGACTTAGATTTCCGTATTGAGTCTGATGCTAACGCTAATCGTTTATTTGTGGACGCTGGAAATGACAAAGTTTTTTTTGGAACTACAGCCTCTAGGAATATGTCAGGCGTAACTCCAGCTTTATTTCAAGAAGGTACAAGTTACGATTTAGCTAGTTTAGGTTTAGTTGCAAATACAAATGCTTCAAACGGAGCCTATCTTATGATTGGTTCTTCTAGAGGCACATCTAATGGATCTTCTACGGCTCTTCAAAATGGAGATCAAATTGGAGGAATATTTTTTCAAGCTGCTGATGGTACTGATCTGCAAAACGCAGCGGCTTATATAGATGCTATAATTTACGGAGATGTTGGTAATAACGATGTACCCGGAGCTTTAAGATTTTTTACTACTCCTGATGGATCATCAACTCCTACAGAAAAAATGAGAGTTATGCCATCTGGAGGCATTACATTTAATGGAGATACTAGTACAGCCAACGCCCTTGATGACTATGAAGAAGGGAATTGGACTCCAGTAATGCAAGGCTCAACTACTAATGGAAGTCCAACTATGTCTGCTCAAAATGGTTCTTATACTAAAGTAGGAAGAATAGTGCATTTAACTTTTCATCTGACAGTTACTAATTTAGGTAGTGCTGCTGGAGGCATACAAATTTCAGGTATACCTTTTAATACTGCTTCAAATAGTAACAAACATATAACAACAGGTTCTTGTATGGTGGATGCTTTAGATTTCCATAATAGTTATTCTTGGATTGTTCCATATGCGTCTGATGGTGTTTCTATGATAACTCTTTATATGTCAGGTGATAATATTGGTTGGACTCCTCCTGATGTTGACGGTTCTTTTGGAATAATTGGTAGTTTATCGTATATAGCAGCTTAACAATTTCAAACTTATGTCTACTGGATTGGTAGGCATCGACACACAAGGAGAATAAAATGGCTTTAGAAAAATTAACAAAAGATGACAAAATAGAAATAGTGGATGTAGGTGATTGGAAAGTTTTACAAGTCCGTACAGCTACTATAGTAACTGATGACGGTGCAGAACTATCCAGAACCTTTCATCGTCATGTAGTCTCACCTAACGATGACGTTAGTGGTGAATCAGATGAAGTTAAAAAACTAGCTGAGATTTACTTTACAGATGACGCAAAGGCTAAACATAAAGCAGCTATGGAATCAGGAGGGCCGGGATAGATGGAAATAATAGTAGACATATTTAACATTGTAACAGCAGCAGTAGCTTTAGCTTCAGCAGTTGCAGCAGTAACTCCTACACCTAAAGACGATGAATGGGTTGCAAAGGCTTATAAGTTTATAGATATGATTGCGTTGAATGTAGGACTAGCAAAGGACAAAGGAGAGTAGTAGATGGCATTAGATACTGAAGCAGTTAAGTCAGGGGTAGATGTATTAGCAGTATCCACGACTGCTTCAGCGTTGATGGGTTGGTTACCTCCTTTAGCAGCCTTAGCAACATTAATATGGACTTGTATCCGTATTTATGAGACACAGACTGTAAGGAGTATATTTAGGAATGACGAAAAAGAAGAATAAGACACAACGAGAAAAAATTTGGAAATGGATGAGGGTTACTTTAGGACAAAAGAAATCTGATAAGAAGGTTAAATCTAAAAAGGAAAAGTAATGGCACGAAAAAGAGCTTCTAAAAAACGAGTAGATTACCGCAAAGGTGGGCGTGTTAGTGTGCGTACAGGCGGTAGACAGTTTGGTGAACTAGATGCTATCATGACGGGTCGAGGTGGTAAAAAAATACCTAAACAAAAAAATCCAACTACTCCTAAGCCTTCTAACGAAGAAGTTGTAAAACGAGGTCAAATAGATCAATCTAAGATAGGTACGCCTTCTGCTGAAGAGTCTGCTCGATTAGATGCGCTAAACAAAGTGCAGTCAGGAGCAGTACAAGGAGTAAATGAACAAGTTGGTGGAATAGAAGGTACAGGAGAAGCTCAAGTACAATCAGCTCCATTTAGAAATAAAGCAAGAACAACTAGAAAAGTAGATAGTCGTGGTAGAAGTGTTCAAGTAGGTGAAACAGGGAGAGGAAGAATGGGGCAGTATAATAATCCAAGTAATTTAAGTGAAACTGTAGAACTTACTGATGAACAACAAGCAGAAGTTGATAAAGTAAATGCAGAAGCAGAACAAGCAGCAAAAGATAGAGCGGCTGCGGAAGCTGCTGATCCTACAAAAAATGATCCTGCAAGAGAATTAATGGGTCGAGTAGGTACTGAAGATAATCCTACTTATACCCCAACTAAACCTGATGTTTCTAAATTAAATGTAGGAGCAGTTACAGAACAGTCTTCAGATGCTGATAAACTTAAAGCAGGTATAAGTACAGATGTTCAACAATTAGCTACTGATGGTACTATGCCACAAATTGCTGATCCTACAAAAGTTAGTGCTGATCGACCTTTTGCTTCTCAAGGTACAGCAGGTTCTGCGGCTACTCCAGACAGAACTGATGCTAATACTTACGAGGCTGATAGAATTGTAACTTTTCAACCTGCAACAGAAGCAGCGCAAGGAGAAGTATCTAAAATAGCAGAAGCTGAAGGCCCTGAGTTTCGAGATAGAAACAGAGTAGAAACTGCTAGACGAGATGCTTTAGCTGAAGAACAAGCTATGGCACAGAAACAAGACTTTACTATATCAGATGATGCTTTTGTTGATAAAGTTACAGGTAGAGTTGCAGAAGTAGTTCAAACAGATCCTGCTGAAAAACAACAACGAGAAGTTCAACTAGGAATGCCAGCACCAGATGGTGAAGCTGCTCAGATTATAAATGAGTTTGGTTTCGGAAACTCTATGAAGCCTCGTTTAGTCCAAGGAGCTAAAGCAAAACAAGCTGCTGCTGATAAACTTGCTTCTGATCATGATTTAGATCCTGAAGTAGCTAATCAAATCATGGAAGACGTTGAAGGTTTTAAAATAGAAGGCCAAAGCCAAGAATCTTTAGGAGCCGTTGCAGCCCTTCCTAAAGAGGCTCTAGTATCTACTCAAATGGAAAATCTTGTAGCAGGTATGGAAGAAGGTAAGCCTCCTTCATGGGCTAGACCAGCTATTGCAGCAGTAGAACAAATGATGGCTCAAAGAGGTTTGTCTGCATCTTCAGTAGGCCGTGATGCTTTATTTAATGCTATTATACAAAGTGCTATGCCTATTGCTCAGTCAAATGCCACAGCGTTACAACAAAGAGCGGCACAGAATCTTTCTAATGAACAACAAGCTCTTATACAAGATCGACAGATAGCTGCAAGTTTCTTAGAAAAGAATGCAGCTTTTAAACAGCAAATGGAACTTGCAAATCTTACCAACGATCAACAGATGAGACTTGCTAATTTAACTTCTAGGAATCAAAACGAATCTGAAAATCTTAGTGCAGCTCAACAAACTGAGATGGCTAATCTTAATGCAAGATTGCAAACAAATTTAACATCTGCTAAAATAGCTGCGGATATGAATCAAGCTCAATTAAGCGTAGATCAACAACGAGCAGTTCAAAATGCTGCAATGGTTGCTAGAGTAGATATGACTAAGTTTAATGCTGCCCAACAAGTCGAACTAGCAAATAGTAAATTTATGCAAAATGCAACACTCGCTGATTTTAATGCTCGTCAACAATCTGCTATGCAAAATGCAACTACAATGGCTACTATGGATCTTGCAGCCGCTGATCAACAAACTAAACTAGCTATTACTAATGCTAATAATTTTTTGCAAATGGATATGGCTAATTTAAATAACAGGCAACAGGCTACTATTTTAGATCAACAACTAAAGCAACAAAGAATGCTTTCTAACCAAGCTGCTGCAAATGCTGCAAAACAATTTAATGCAACCTCTAAAAATCAAACAGATCAGTTTTTTGCTAATATGGAAGCAAATATGAATCAGTTTAATACTAGCCAAGCCAATGCAATGGAGCAATTTAATATTGCTGAAAGCAATCGAATGAAAGCTATAAATGCTCAAAATAATTTAGAAGCTCAAAAATTTAATACACAAATGAATATACAAGTAGATCAATTCAATGCTAACATTGAAAATCAACGAGATATATGGAATGCTCAAAATGCTCAAGCAGTCGAGCAATCTAATATAGAGTGGCGTAGAAAAGCTAATACAATAGATACTGCTGCTCAGAATGCTGCAAATCAACTTAATGCTCAACAGGCTTTTGCAATAAGTAGCGCAGAACAAAATTTTATATGGCAAGAAATGAGAGATCAATCAGCGTATCTTAGGCAAGCCTATGAAAATGATCAACAGCGTAGGACAACTTTGTATGCTACTGCTATTGCTAATGAAACTTCTGTTTCAGAAAAATCTAAAAAAACTCCAGATCAATTAGTTTCAACTATTGATGGTATAATTAATCGAGGAAGGATAGGATAAAACTATGGGATTTTTAAAGAAAATAGGAAAAGGTTTACGAAAAGCTTTTAAGAAAATTGGTCAAGGAATCAAGAAAGCCTTTAAAAAGTTTGGTAAATTTATGGGCAAGATTGGTATTCTTGGACAGTTAGCTATGATGTTTATCCTACCGGGGATAGGAGGTGCGCTCTTAAAGGGCTTTGGAGCAATGGCAGGAAATATGGCATCACTTACTGGTAAGTTTGCAGGTCTTTCAGGAGGTGCTTTAGGTACTGTTGTTAAAGGCGTAGGTACTGTACTTAAAGGAGCGCATGGTTTTGTCCAAGCAGGAGTCAATGCTTATAAGACTGTAACTAGCGGTATTATGGAATTTGGTAAAACTGCATTAAATAAAATTCCGGGTATAAATATTTCTAGTGCTAAAGCTAATTTCTTTGGTAAAGAAGGAGTCTTTGAAGGCATTAAGTTAGATGCAAAAAGAATATTCGATCCTTTTAAATCTAACATAACTGTAGGTAAAGGAATGACTCTTGAATCAATGAGTAAAACAACAGGGCTTTCTGAAAGTACATTGCAGCGATTAAACCCTGATATGGACTTTACAAATTTGCAACAAGGTACTCGTATTAATTTAGATTTTAATCAAACTGCAATAACTAAATCAAATATTTCTGCACAGTTAAATGATAGCATGGCTAGAACTATGCAGCAAATATCAGGCCCTCAACCCGGAGATGTTAATTTAAGTCTTGATCCTGATTCAGCTAAAACAGCTTTGAATTATGATGTTGGTGCTATTGATACTGTTCAAATGCAACAACAAACTTTAGGATATGATATGGCTGGATATGGTAGTCCAATTGAAGGTCAGTTTTATGGGCCTTCTACTGAACAATTATTAGATCCTAATATAACTGCTTCCGTAAAAGATTCGTTTACATTTGCTCCAAAAGTAGATCAAGTTGTTCCGACAACTGGTAAAACTATTAGTATACTTGATCCTACTTATAAACGTCCTGACATGTTTCAATTAGCAGATTCTCCTTCTTCTTTTGATGCTTCAGGATTTAGAACTGGATTTAGCCCTACGGATATAACAGGAGAGGCATCTTCTTTTATAGCACCAGATCCAGACTTTAGTTCATTGTTAAGTCCACAAGCACCTACATCTCGCGTAGGAAAATTTTTCCAAGGAACTAAACAAAAGCTTGGTTTTACTGGTGAAACCTTTGGTGAAAAAGTTTCTGGTTTTACAGGTAAACTTGGAGAAAGTTTTGTAAATACTGGTGTTCAAGCATTAACAGATAGAGCTATATATGGATCACCTGAAGATCCTGATTATGGCCCTTCTAGAGGTTCTGTTGAATATGCATTCCCTTATCAACAAATTACACCAGCAACTCCATTAAATGAAATGGGCAATGCAATAGCTGGTCTTAATCCTTATGGTTCTTCTGCTGCAATGAATGATGCATTAGGAATATTAATGATGGATATGGGTGGAGCTAGATTAGCAAGAGGTATGGCATAATGGCAGGAAATGAAGAACTATATAAGGTAGCTTTTAATAGGCCAATCCCCGGAGAATCACTTACAAGAGATCCAGATGATCCGTTACCCTGTGAAAAACCTGCTGAGTATAATACAGTAAAAGAAGCTTCTGAATGGATATTTGAACAAATAACTAGCGAAGAAAGCTACGAAGAAATTCTTGGTTTAATAGCGGGTGGTATGCCTCTTATGGCTATTGCACAAACTCTTTTGTTTTCAGGTTTTAATGAAGGCAAATGGAATCCAGACTTAGTTATGCTTTTAATTGAGCCTACTGTGTATATGTTGATGGCTTTAGCAGAACGAGCAGACATAGATTTTGTTATTGCACCAGATGATGCTGAAGATCAAGCAGAAACTTTACTAAGTAAGAATACAAACTTCGAAGTCCTTCGAAGACTTCAAGATCCTGTTGAACCTTCTGTAGAACCTGAGATTGAACAAAAACTTCAAGAACTACCAGAAACTCCAAGTTTATTAGGAAAGGAGCAATAAATGGCTATTGATGAATTAGGTGCTGAACTATCTAGACGAAGCGAACAAAAAGGTATAGATAGGCGAGAAGAAGATAGACGTAGAAGAAGAAAAGATATGCTTAGGCAGTTTGCTGGTCAAGCTGTTATGGGCGGTGTCAAAAACTTTATGGAAACTCGTCAGGCTAAAAATGCGTTTAACTTTATGCAACGTGAGCCTATTATAGCAGCAAGAGCTAAGTTTAATCAAGCAGTAGATGCAGGTATTCAACAACGTCAAAATTGGGCAGAGTCTTCTTCTCATGCAGGAGGCCATAAAGGATGGTGGTACGATAAACTACAGCCTGAGTTTCGAACAAAATTGCTTGAAGTAATTGATGAAAAAGATTATACTAAAGATGGTTTTGATTCTTTAGTAAGGCAAGAAACTAATAAATATATTGATGAAGTAGCTTTACCTGCTTATATGAAAGCTAATGATGCAGCCAATAGAATGACTGCTGATAAAACAGCTTTTGATAAATATATTGAATTAAATGATGGTATACCTGACAGTGCTATTGGTACAGTTTTTAAAGGTATTGGAAATGTCTTTAGAGGTAAAGATACTGTTGCTTTAAAACAACAAGCAAGAGCTGCTGCTTTAGCTGAATCAGATTTTGTTAATAAAGCTGATGCAATGTTGTTGGCACAACAAGCAATGAATAAAGGTTATAATGTTAAAGAAGCTACTGAGTATGCTAAAATGTTAGATCAATATTTAATAAAAGATCAAGATTATGATGAAATAGATAGAGAAGATGACATAAAAACAATATATAAGAACGGTAGACAAACTTCAGTAGAAGTTACAAAAATTACTAAAGAAGATGATCATGGTAGAAAAAGAGTAAGTATTGAAGCTAAAAATCCTGAAGATGCAGCAATATTAAAAGATAATATGGATTTTACAACTGAAGCAAAACAAGTAACAAGACTTGGTATGATTCAAAATGAAGTTATGAAAACTATATATGATAAAAGTTCTGGTCAAATAATAGGTGCTAAACCAGAGTATACATATATTGGTTTAGCTCCGGGTGGTATAACATCGGTTACAGATAGTGAAGCTGATGATTTAAGTTTACAATTTAGAAATGGTTATAAAACATTAACTACTGTAGTTGGTGGTGATGAAAAATTACATAAAGATTATGATAATTTTTTAGGTGAATACTTAGCTATTTCAGGTAAAGATGATATGAGTCCTGCTGAATATACTGCTAGTGTTAGAGCATTTCATAAAAGTATTATTTATAATGGAGCCGTTATTGAAAATACATTTAAAACTTCATCGTATGAAACTAATGACGATATGTTATCTCAATTAATATCTCGAAATGTTGTATTTAATGATATGAGAAGAGTTGCTGATCCCGGCACGTTTAAGGATACTATAGAATTAGATAGAAGCGCATTAAAGTCAAGCCCTAGTCCTTTAGAAATTTTAGAAGCTTTAGGCACAGTTCAAGAAACTAATAAAACAGTTACTATAGCAAAGTCTTATATAAAAAGAATTGCAAATTCAAAAGAACTTATGCAAGAGTTTCAAAATTCTGATAAACGAAGACTAGATATTTTATTAGATTCATTTACTTCTTATCAAAATATTCCAGAATACTCTCATTTATTTGATAAAAGTATGCATATAAATCCACAAGATAATGCTACTTATTCTGTTTTTGAGTTACTTCAATATGCTGCGAGTCGAAAATAAATGCCAATAATTGACGATACACAAGAAACAGATTACAGTTCTTTTTATCCTCCTGTTAAACCTGCTTCACAGGTGCAGAAAGATAATGTTACACACAGATCTGAGTATATTAATTCTTCTCCAGAAGAATATTCTATGTCTGATTTTCGTAACAATGTTTCGTACAAAGGATATAAGCCATTAGATTTAGGCGAAAGAGTTTTAGAATATGTTAATAATTCTGAAGGTATGGCAAAGTATATAGCACATCCTAGCATTCCTGTTCCTGATTTTTTAAGAAATCAACTTAAAGGAGGCTACGATGATGATGATGTTGTAGATCATTTGCGAAGAGAACAACTTCAACTTTTTAATCCTATGGCTATGGCAAGTATACTAAAAGATGCTCCTGAAGATATTAAACAAGATGCTCAAATACTTCGAGAAATTTTTGAAAATACAAAAGTTAAAGGTTTTTGGGAAACTTACGATGCTGTAACAGGTGGGCTTGATCAAATATCACAAGATCCAATTACTTATATAGGAACAGGAGCAGGTCTTTTAGGTCGTAATGTACTTGAAAAATTAGCAACAAGATACAATTTACCTGCAATTAAAAAATTACTAGGTACTAGTGTACCAGCATTAATGGCTCAAGGTATGCCCGCAGGTGCAATGTATGGTGGTATAGCTAGTTATGGACAACAAAATTTAAATATGGCTTTAGATGTCCAAGATAAAATAGATTCAGGAGAAATTGCAAAGGATATACTTAGTGCTAGTTTGGTAGCTGGTGCTATACCTGTTGGTTTAAAAGGAGCAGGAATTGGGATAGGTTTTGGAGCATCTAAAATATTTAAAAGTAAATTAGAGGCTACTGAACACAATAAAATGATTGATGAAGAAATTGTTGAAGATAGTTTAAAAAATGAAGTAGCTATAGACGATAGACCTACAATAACAAAAGAAGAAGTAGAGCCTGATCAAATGATGCTTCCTTTTTATAATGAAATAGATAACTTTATTGAAGAAACAAAAGTAAATATTCCTATAAAAGATAATGTTCCTCAAGTATCTAAGTTTGAAGAAAAGCAAGCTAGGGCTGCGGCAAGACGTACAAATTTAGAAAAAAGAGATGAAAGACTTTATGGCGGGTTTGTTCCTGATAGTGTTGTTGAAAAAATAGCTAAAGACTACGAGTTTGATAAAGATGACATTGTAGAAGAAATGTTAGAGTACGAAGCCTCTAGAGATTTTCCAAGTTGGGAAACTATTGCTGAGACAGCTAATAGTCCTTTGTATGCAGAAAGAACCTTTAGAGAAAAAGCTATGGAAGGTTTTAAAACTTGGAAGGAACAAAAGAAATTTGAAAAAGAAAAAGCTTTACAAGAAAGAACAGCTCAAGCAGAAGCTGACCTAGCTAAAAAAGTTGAAGATAGGGAAGAGCTTGCTGAAATTGACTTAGAAGTTGGAAGAGCTATGGCTGGAGTAGAAGCTAAAGCAACTCGTCAAGTTGAAGATGTAGCTGTTGACCATTACGATGCATTAATTCGTATGGCACAAGAGATGGATTCAGTACAGCCTGAACAAATTTCATTAGATTTTGCAGAAGATTTTGTTAAAAAAGTAGGCGGTTCAGGGCAACGAACTATAGATGAAGTAGCAGATATTCATCAACAACTTGAAACAGGCCAGATTACACCTGATGGTGCTAGAGCTTCTTTGTCTAAAACAGTTCAAAAAATACATGGTAAATATTTATTTGGGAGACCTACAAAAGTAGTTACTAAATTTACAGATGACTCAGAAGATGCAAAAGAGCTTTCAAATAAAATGCGTTTCGATGCTAATCGAACTTATACTTCTGAAGCAGAAGCAGTAGGAGCTGACTACAATGAAACTTTTAAAGAATATGCAGGAAGTTTATATGCTCCTTTTATGCAAGCAATGAACTCTATAACTGAAGCAGGCAGGGGTGTTGCAAAAGATGTTTTAAATATAGAATTAAAAAGAGCTTTACTTGGTCGTGAAAGTCAATACGATTTTATTAATAAAGCTGCATTAGAAATTAGAACTAAAGTTTTAGATAAAGTTGCAAAAGATAATGATGATTTTAATTTAGATGCAGGGTTAGATTTAAAATATTTTCCTAGACTATGGGATCGTACTGCACTAGTTAAAGATTTTTATGGTACAAAATATGTTCCTTTTTCTCCTAATAAAAGACAAGAACGTAGGGGAGCAGGTTCTAATCGTTTTGCAAAGCTATTAATTGAAGATGGAGAAGCTGCAAATTTAGAAGAAGCTTATGGTATAATTGAAGGTATGTTAGATAAAAAATCAGATGTATTACATAGCTCTGGTAATAGTTTTTTTACTAAACGAAAATTTGATAAAATTACTGATGATAATAAATATGAAGAGTTTCTTGATAATAATGTAGCTAATGTAATGTATAATTATATTAATCAATCCGCAGGAACTTATGCTAAAGTAAATGTATTTGGTGTTCGTAATATTGATGAGTTTGAAGCAAAATGGATAGATGGTAAAGATCTTAGCAGGACATTTTTAGATGAAAATGGTAATAGACAATACAGAAATATAGAAGGTAAAGGAATAGCTAATCAAGTTAAGGCTAAAGGAAATGAATTTAGTCCTCAAGATAGAGAAGATATATTAGATTTATATAGAAGCATGACAGGAGATGATTTAAAAGATTACGGCCCCGGAGGACAATTTACTAGAGATGCTTATGTAACTTTTACTCGTATGGCTACATTGCCTTTATCAACTATTTCTAGTTTAACAGAAGTTATGATTAATATGCAACGTGCGGGTTTAGTTGAAAGCAGTAAAGGTTTTGCAAATGCTGTTGGTGCAGGCACACAGTATATTACAAAATTAATGGCTGATAGATTAAGACTTAAACATAATTTAAGTGAACCTGAAGTTATTAGTGAAATGCGTGAAAACTTTATGTTTGTAGATAATGCAGCAGCTTCTAGTGCTGATCGTTTAGCAGATGCTTCTATTGGAGGTGCTGGTTTTAGAGCTATTAATAATGCATATTTTAAAGGTAATTTATTAACTCCTTGGACAAGGCTAGTAGAATTAACTTCTTTTTTAACTTCAAAATCTATGATACATAGAAATTTAAAAGCTATAGCTGATCATGGTTCATTAGCACCATCTGCTCGTATACGAACATTTCGAGATCAATTAAATGAGTTAAATGTAGATATAGATGAAGGATTAAAATACATTGAAAGAAATGGTGGAGAAGTAAATAAAAAAGATCCATTTTATACCAATATAAAAAGAGGTGCGGCAAGATACACAGGAGATGTAATACTTGATACTAGTGGAAGAGCAGCAATTAAACCTGCATTAATTTCAGATCCTAAAACATCTTTTCTTTTTCAGTTAATGGGTTATCCTGCTGCGTTTAGTAATGTTGTATTAAAAAACTTTGCAAGAGGTTTAAAAAATCCTTATGCTGCATCTCAAACTATTGGCACAGCATTGGCTATGACAGCAGGTGCAGTAGGTTTAAATTATGTAAGATCTGATAAATCTGATATGAAAGATAAAGATCCTTATGAAATTTTTATTGAAGGTGTAGCTCGTTGGGGTGGTAATGGAATTCTTTTAGATCAATTTCAAAGAGTTTCAAAATCTTATGAAGCATCTGGAGGTAATGAATTAATAGCTTTATCAGGATTAGCAGGGCCATTAGGACAAGATCTTGGAAGAGGTTTTGCATATGGAAATCCTTTAGCAATTTTAGGATCTAAAACTCCGGGCTATGGAGCAATTAAACCTATTTTTGGAGAAGATGTTAAAAAAGACTACGATGATTTTTGGAGAGATTTAGGTAAAGATAAAACACGTAGACCTTTTGAAAAGGGCGGTATCGTAGAAGATGTGCCTAGTGTTCCTAAAGAACCTGATGAGCGCATAGATAAAATGACAGGCCGACCATATGATGAACAAGCTGGTGAAGCCTTTGAAGACGTTGAAGATCGTCAAAAATTTGTAGTAGGTGGATTAGCTAGAGTTATTACTAAAGCACTAACTCGGAAGGGTTCCAATATTCCACAATCAAAAATAGATGAAGCTGCAAATAATATTGAAGAAGGCGCATTTTATGCAGGTGATCCTGATATGCCTCAAGATCCTTTAATGGGTGAGTATATCGAACGAGCTACTAGGTCTTTAATTGATGAAAAAAATGATAAAACAATGGCTGAATTAAAGGATGAGTTTCCTGAGTTTATTGATGAACAAGGTCAGTTAATTATGGGGCGTGATTTTAGTAAAGCTAGAGGTTACACTGATGATGAGATAGCTAATTATGAAAGAGAAGGAGAGCTTGAAGATTTATTAGAAGTAGGTCAAGACTTTAGATTTTTTATACAAGAAGAATTAGACAGAATTGGTGCTAGACAAACTCCTTCTTCATCATTAGATAAATATAAAACTTATAAAACTGAGCGTTCATTAAGGCAGATTGAAAAAGAAAGACCATCAGATTACTATCAATACAAAAAAGATTGGATTGTTTCAGCTAATCAAAACTCTCAAAAAATAATAGATGGATTAGATGCAGAAGAAATAAATATGTTAAATACTTTTGCGCCTCGACTTCCGAACATTACTAAAAAAGAAGCTGATCTTTTAGCTGTACCTGTTGCAGAAAGAGAAATGAATCTTGAAGAACTGCTAGAAAAATCTGTTGAAAAAAATCCTTTTTATAGAGCAACTAAAAATGGATTTAAACATGAGTCTGAAGAAGCAGCAGTTATGCCTTTTGAAACTGGCATGCATGCAGGGCCTTTAGAGCAAGCAGAAGTTATGGCTGCTAGAGGCTTAGATGTTGATATTGATACTCATAATAGTACGGCTGAAGCTATAAACAAAAGTATGGTTGATCGATTTAAATATTTAAATGATTTACCTCCTGATGATTTAGAGCAGGTTTCTCCTCTTGAAATAAAAAAAGGATATATATTTGTTACAAAGCCTTTAACTATTGAAGATGATTTTGGTTCATGGAATGCTCAAGATATTCTTTATGATAAAGATCAACTTAAAGTTTTAATTCAATCAATGGTTAATGCTAATCCTTCATTGCAAGTAGATCAAATTTTACCTAAAATAAAACAAACTCAACAGGAAGCAATTAAGTATACTAATTGGGTGCAAAATAATACTGAGTTAGAACAATCAGATCAAGTTTTATTTAATTCTAAAAATGAAATACGTCTTGCTTATGTAAATAATAAGTTTAAAGAAATGATACAAGAGCTTGGCTTCGACTCAATAAGATATAAAAATATTTTTGAAACTCCAAAAAATAGAAAGCCTAAGTACTCTTATATTTTATTTGAACCTAATCAATTTAAAAGTACATGGGCTAGTGAGTTTGATATAGGAGATCCTAGACAAAATATTCGGACAGGTGGATTGTTAAAAACACTACAGAGGAAAAAAGCAGCATGAGATATAACATTAAAAAGGGTGATACTTTAAGTGGTATAGCTAAAAGATTTGGAACATCTTGGAGTAAACTTGCAAAAGATAATAAAATTATGAATCCTGATAGGATACAAGCAGGTAGTTCTATTATTGTCCCAAGTATGGATCGTCCTAATATGGAAGCACAAGTTATTAAAGCAAAAGAAAAACAACCACTTACAAGAGTTAAAGATCAATTAGTAGATGCTCGACAACAAGCAAAGATTATGAGATCTCAAGAAGACCTTGGAAGGCGACCACAAGAAAAAGGAATAAATTTTTCTTTGTTTCCTCAAGCTCAAGCCATGCCTAAAAAAGAAACTCAAATGTCTTATAAAGTTCAAAAAGGCGACACCTTTAATGCTATTGCTAAACGTAATAATATGACACCAGATCAACTTGCAGAGTTAAATAAAGGAATAAAGAATAGAAGTAAGATAAGCGTAGGTCAAAATATTAAATTAAAAGATGATCGTGGTTTTTTTGGTAGGGCATCTGATTATTTATTTGGAGAAGATGAACCTACTAAAAAATCAATTATGTCTAAACCAGAAAGAAACGAGCCAATAGTACCTACTAATATAAGGCAGCTTGTTTATGATGTTTTTGGTGGTGAAAATACTTTAACAGAAAAAGATTTAAAAACTTCTGAAATAGATGCTTTACGATCAGCCGTAAAATCAGCACAAAAAAGAGGATCTTCTGCTATAGAATACGAAGATTATGGTACTCAAGAAGAAGGAGGGAATCAGTATTCTGATGTTAGTGCAGTAGGAAGCAATAAAAGTTTTCTTAGTAAACTAGGAGATGCTTCATATTCTATGAAGACTCTTATAGGTCAAGGTGGTATTACTAAAAATGAAAAAGGTGAAACGATAATATTAGATAGATACAATTTTAATAATGCTGTTGATGGTTCTTTTTGGGATTATTTAAAAGATGCTCGTAGCGCAGGTTCAAGCTTATATGCTCAAGCTAGGACAATAGGTAAACATTTTGGTAGCGGTGAGGGAGAAGGAAGTCCTGTCGCTATTAATTTAGGAGTTATTTAATGTTTAAATATTTTACAGCAGACGAACTTAAATGTCAACACTGTGGAGAAGAAGGTATTGATGGTTATTTCATGGCTAAGATAGATAACCTTAGAGAAGAGTTAGGCTTTGCATTCCCTGTCACTAGTGGATATAGGTGTCCAAATCACCCCATAGAAGCTCGTAAGAAGGCCCCCGGAGCGCATACAACAGGTAAGGCTATAGATATAGGGGTCTCTGGAAATGAGGCTTACATTTTGATTGAGGCAGCAATACGAGATAATTTTACAGGAATAGGTATTAATCAAAAAGGTACTGGAAGATTTATACATTTAGATATTATACCTCATTCAGAAAGTTCACCTCGTCCTTGGATATGGAGTTATTAATGGTACTGTACCCTGAATCATTATTAATAATGTTGTACTCTATCTATCTCAAGCATCAGGCTAAGACAGGCGATTCGTTAATGGGATTAGAAGACTTTAGATTAATGTTTGAAGAACAACAAGAAGCTATTGCAAAACTTTTAGAAGAAGAAAATATTAATTCTACACCTGAATTAAAAACGGAGAAAGAGATATGGCACTAGGAGTAGGAGCTATTGTTAAATCTGTAGCTGGCTTAGGGCAGACTTGGCTAGAAGGTAAAGTTGCTAAGACTAAAGCCAAGGCAGAAGCTGAAGCAGCAGTTATGGTTAAACAAGCTGAGTCAGTAGCAGATTGGGAAACAGCTATGGCTAGATCGTCCCAACAGTCTTGGAAGGATGAATGGCTAACAATATTGTTTAGTATACCGCTCGTATTAGCATTTATACCTGCTACAGTTCCATATGTCGAAGAAGGTTTTAGAGTATTACAAAATATGCCTGAGTGGTATCACTATGCTTTAAGTGTAATAGTAGCAGCATCATTTGGAGTTAGATCTGTCATAGGCATAATGAATAAAAAGAAATGATATTTGAATCCATTGCAGCGGTAACAGCAGCATTAAGTGCTGTAAATGGATTGATTGGTCAAGTCAAAGAATCTGGTGGGCATATAAGTTCTGTACTAGATAGAATGCAAGCTATTAATTCAGGCATGCAAAAATTAGAAATAGAAAAACGTGAGTCTTTAGTACAACCTTTGACACCACAGGAGGCTATGAAATTAGCTATGGCTAAAAGACAAATGGAAAGGTTTCACGAAGAGCTAAGAAACATGGCAGTACTTTCTAGAGATCATCAAAAATTTGTAGATGATTACTTCCAAGTAATAGCAGAATCTAAAGCTCAACATGAAGCATCAGTTAAAGCTGTAATAGAAAAACGTAAACAAAGAAAACAATTATTACACGATCTTTTTGTTTGGACTTCAGTAAGCGGAATAGGTTTAATAGTTGCTGCAATAATAATTGCATTAGTTATCGCAATATTTAAATGACAATAATGGCTTTTATGTTAGTTGTTATCATTAATGGTAACACGTTAGATGGTGAGGGGTGGTATTTTAGAAACGTCTATCGCTGTAATACATTTGCTCATGCAATAGAACACGGCAATGTAAATCAATACGATAGAAGAAATAGGCAGCATAATATCTCAGCGTATTGTGTGCCTGTAACAGTTCCTAAAACTACACAGTTTTGGGATTAAATTAAACTACAACTAATGGAGGTAATAAGATCTACAAACTATGGCAAAATTTATACTTGTAATTATTTTAAACACAACCCCACAATATATTCAAGTATTCGATAATAGAGAACAGTGTTCTTTAACTGCTCAACTAATAAGAAAAACTGAACAACTTCAAAGCTATTGTGTTCCTTCAGGAACTCCTGTAATAGCTGAAGTACTTAAACAAGAAGTAACAGGATAATTTTATGACCACTAAAAAGACCAAGAAAAAATCTACCGTTAATAAAGCTGGTAATTATACTAAACCTACTATGAGAAAAAACCTATTTAATAAAATTAAAGCAGGTTCTAAAGGAGGCAAGCCCGGACAATGGAGCGCACGTAAGGCTCAGATGCTGGCTAAACAGTATAAAGCAAAAGGTGGTGGATATAAATAATGGCACTTAAAAAATCTCAAAAGTCTTTAAAGAAATGGACTAAACAGAAATGGAGAACTCCTAGTGGTAAAAAGTCTTCAGAAACTGGTGAAGTCTATGCACCTTCTAAAACTATTAAGAAATTAAAGTCTACTGCGGCAGGACGTAAAAAACTTGCAGCGGCTAATAAAAAGAAACGAGAAGCAACTGCAAAAGGTAAACAACATGCAAGGCATGGTCTGCATAAGGGGAAAAAACGATGAGAGAAGAATATAAAAAAGGAAGTAAAGCTAAGAAAAAAGACTCACGGTTAAAAAATGCAGGAGTCTCTGGCTATAACAAACCTAAAAGAACTCCTAATCATCCTACTAAATCTCATGTAGTCGTAGCAAAAGTTGGTGACAAAATAAAAACTATACGGTTTGGTCAACAAGGCGTTAGAGGAGCAGGTAAGAATCCTAAAACTGCTAAAGATAAAGCACGTAAAAGATCTTACTATGCTAGACATAATGCCCAAGACTCTAATCCTTCTAAACTTTCTGCTCGTTACTGGTCGCATAAGGTGAAGTGGTAACATGAAGCAAGTCCAACAGAAAACAAAAACAAAAAAAGAAATAGCTGAATGGATTAAACAACAAAAAGATAAAAGGAATAATCAATAATGGGTGTAGAAGATTTTTTTGGTGGGCCTGAATTACCTGAAACAAGTGTTATAAAAACAAATGCAGATGTTGTAGCTCATGTAGCTGAAGCTATAGCAGGTTCAAATGATTTAGATTTATCTAAAGCATTGTTTGAAATACTAAATAAACATTCTGATGTTGTATTAGAAACAAGTCAAAAGATAATGTGTAAACATAAAATGCACTTGCAGTCAATTAAATGATAGAGCCAGCATCAGCAGCTATGCCTGTAAGCACATGGGCTAAACATAATAATACTGAAGTGGTTAGGTACGATAGAAAGCATGGGGAGGAGCATCGCTTACAAACGGTGTTCCGAACCGTGTACTATGAATTTGCAGATGGACAAGTACAGTTAAAAAATTATACTTCTCAAAACTCTACTATAAATTTAGTTGCCTAATCCAAAGTAAAAAAAATAATAATATTAAAGCTGGTTGTATTATTACAAATATAATAATATTTGCTAACTCATATCCCCAGCCTGTCATTTCGCCTATTACTTGCAATACATAAACACAAAAATTAAATAATTCGTTTATCATTTCAAAGCATCCAATTCATTTTCAAGATACGCATGTATAGTTTCTAATTTTAAACGGCCTTCCTTAATTATTTTTCTTATTAAAACTTTATCATGGTCTTTAAAGACTTCATCAATTTTATCTTCAGGTAGCCCACTGAGTTCGGTTACCACATCTCCGTTATAATTAATCAGAATCCTAAAAGATAATATGTTTCCTTCCTTCATTGCACTAACTCTGCAAAGTTCAAAGAATCTACACTACCTCTTAACCCTGCTTTCATGTAAGAAGTTGCACGACCTTCAAAGAAGTTTTGGTGTTCTACCCCTAGTACATCGTCTAGCCACCCTAAAGGATTATCTTTTACATTGTAGTTAGGCTTGAGTCCTAGTTGAAGTAATCTTCGATCAGCTATGTATCTTATATACTGACTCATTTCTCGCTGTGTTAGTCCTTCTATGTCTCCCATCTTAAATACAAGATTAAGAAATCTATCTTCAAGATCTACCATATCTCTACAGGCTTGATATATTTCCTTCTTAA